AGTCCAGCTACAGGAGGAACTAGTCTTTGCCCAGATAGATCCTTTTCCATGGTTCTATTATCCAGGGATATGCTTCAGGATCCAAGTACTAAATCGTTATTTTATTGGATAAACTTATTATACGAGGGAGGAATGATCATGGCAGATGGAAAATTGAAGATTGATGAAGCTGCTGAAGAAAGAAGCACCACCATTGATATTGGGGGTACTGAGTTTAAATTGGTTCTTACCACCAAAGCTACAAAGGAAATTGCTAAACGGTATGGTGGGCTTGAAAACCTGGGTGAGAAGCTGATGAAAAGTGAGAACTTTGAACTCGCACTGGATGAGATTGTCTGGCTCATTACGCTTCTAGCGAATCAATCCATCCAGATTCATAACATCAGAAATAAGGATGATAAAAGGGATCTGATTACAGAAGAAGAAGTGGAGCTTCTCACCACGCCCTTTGATCTGGCGAGTTACAAGAATGCCATTATGGCAAGCATGATGAAAGGCACCAAAAGGAATGTGGAGAGTGAACCCTCAAAAAACGAGGTGGTCGGGTAAGTGATCAGGAACTCTTTACCCGACTGATTTATTATGGAACTACTCATCTAAGTAGAAGAGAAAATGAAGTATGGCTGATGCCCATCGGCTATTTGATGGACCTTTGGGAATGCCATAAGCAGTTTATTGGTATCTCAAAACCAAGGAAGGAATATACCATCGATGAGCTGATTCCAGAATGGCTCTAATGAAATCACGTGTTTATTACGCTGATATCGAAATAAATTAGATAAAAACACAGAACTGAATTGTTGATTACGCTGACACCGAAAAAAGGTGTCTTTTTTCATGCCCTGAAGGAGGAGGTGGGGAGATTGTCAGATTCATTTGGATTTAAGCTTGGGATTGAAGGGGAGCGTGAATTTAAGAACGCATTAAGGGATATTAACCAAAGCTTCAAAGTGCTGGGTTCTGAGATGAATCTGGTCACCTCTCAGTTTGATAAGCAGGATAAATCAGTTAAAGCCATCACTGCTAGAAATGAAGTCCTGAATAAAGAGATTGACGCTCAGAAAAGTAAAGTATCCACCCTTGAAGCTGCACTGAAAAATGCTGCGGAGTCCTTCGGGGAGAATGACAAGCGAACAAAAGCCTGGCAGATCCAGCTAAACAATGCAAATGCGGACCTAAACAAAATGGAAAAAGAGCTGGATGATAACAACAAGGCTCTCGATGCAGCCAGTGACGGGTTTGATGATGCTGGTAAAGAAGCAGATAAGTTTGGAGATGAAATAAAAGATTCTGCTAAAGTAGCAGATGATTCCGGTGGTAAGTTTGAAAAGCTAGGTTCAGTTATGAAAGGCGTGGCTGCCGGAATTGGTGTGGCTATGGCTGCTATTGGAACTGTAGCGGTTAGTGCAGGTAAAAAGCTCTTTGATATGGCCAATGATGCCGCGGCTGCAGGGGATGAAATCGATAAGGCCAGCCAAAGAATAGGTCTTTCAAGGCAAGGTTATCAAGAATGGGATTATGTCCTTTCACAAAATGGTGCCAGTATTTCATCCTTAGAAAACGGGATGAAGAAGCTGAACAACACCGTGGATGATGCTATTAATGGTAGTTCCTCCGCCACTGAGAAGTTTGATAGATTAGGAATTTCCATGGCAGACCTTCAGGGGAAATCCCGAGAAGAAGTTTTTGAGATGACCATTAAAGGTCTTCAGGGCATCTCCGATGAAGGTGAAAAAGCTGCCATTGCTAATGACTTACTTGGAACGTCTGCAGTTGAGTTGGGGGCACTTTTAAACCAGACAGCAGAAAGCACCGATGCTCTAAAGAATAAAGCCAGTGAACTGGGACTGGTCATGAGTGATGAATCTGTGGATGCTGCGGTCAATTACACGGATGCCATGGATAACCTCACCCGCTCCTTTGCAGGTGTGAAAAACAACATCACATCCCAGCTCCTCCCTGGCTTTACCATGATTTTAGATGGTTTGACGGGCCTCATCACTGGTCAAGAGGGTGCTGCTGAGCAGCTTAAGGAAGGTGCAAGGCAGACGGTTGAACAGATTGCTATCATCCTTCCTCAAATACTGGATGTGGTTACTGGACTTATTGCAGCTATTGCAGAAGTTGCACCTGATTTGATTCTGGCGCTTGTCAGTGGGATTTTAGATAATCTTCCCACACTTATTGAAGCGGCAACCAATATCATCATGACCATTGTAGGTGGCCTTATCGAAGCCTTACCTCAAATTACAGATGGTGCTTTGCAGCTTGTTCTAACATTGGTAGATGGGATTATTACCAATCTTCCTGCCCTGGTGGAAGCTGCTCTGGTTATGATTGTAACCTTAGCTACTGGACTTGGAGATGCACTACCGGAACTTATTCCTTCCATTGTAGAAGCGGTTATTCTAATCGCTACCACCTTAATCAACAATCTGGATTTGGTACTAGATGCAGCTTTTCAGATTATCAGCGGCTTGGCTATGGGACTTTTGAATTCACTCCCGACTTTGATTCAAGCCTTACCACAAATCATCAATAGTATTATTACTTTCATCACAACCAATCTACCTAAAATAATTGAAATGGGAGTTCAGCTAACGGTTCAATTGGCTGCAGGGCTTATTCGTGCTATCCCTCAATTGGTAGCACAGATTCCACAAATTATCACTGCGATAGTTGCAGGTTTAGGAAGAGCCATTCCAGCCATGGTGGATGTTGGAAAGAATATCGCCAGAGGTTTATGGGACGGTATTGCATCGATGATTGGTTGGCTTGGAGAAAAAGTGAAAAACATGGTCAACGGTATCGTTGGTGGTGTTAAAAAGGTTCTTGGTATTAGATCTCCTTCAAAGGTATTTGCTGGTATTGGTTCCAACATGGGTGAAGGTATTGGAGAGGGCTTCGAAAAAGCCATGGGCGATGTGGAAAAAGATATGCAGGGAGCTATTCCAACAGACTTTAACCTAGACCTGAACTCTCAAGTCACTGGAAGTTTAGGTGGCTCTGATGGAGCAGTCTTTGATGTAACCATACCCCTTACCATTGACGGTAATATTCTAACAAGAGTTATTGCACAACTTCAGTGGAACCAAAATACCGACACAGTTAGAAACCTTGGTGTGGCAGGAAGTTAATAGAAAGGAGGGAAACCCTTGATTGAAATATACGCAGGAACAACCATGATCCAATCCATAAAGAAAGTCATCAGCTCAAACCTAAGAGAAACCTTGGAGGGTGAGTTCACCCTCTCATTTACTGTTATGGCGAAGTCTGCACTGGCTTTAAAAACAAAGCAAATTGCAAAACTAGATAATCAGTATTTTGAACTGGTTCAAATCAGCAAATCAATTCAAGGGAGCCTGCCGGTCTGCTCTGTTCTTTGTGAGCATGTGTCCTACCTGCTCAACCACGAGATGTATAACATCACTGAGTTTGATTTTACGGGAGATCCAGCTACAGGATTATCCCAGCTCCTTGCAGGCACTCCCTATTCAGCAGGGATTGTGGATTTTACAGAGAGCGTCACGATGAAAATCAACCAGAAGGTTTCAAGGCGAGCTGCCCTTATGCAGTTCATTGCTATTTTGGGTGGTGAAATCCAGTACGATGGCTATAGCATAAATATTCGTAGCCATAGAGGCTCCAATGATTATATCCCTGTGATGGGTTCAAAGAATGTTACAAACGTGGCTGTATCCCATGATTCCAGGGAGAATGCATCATCCTATGACATTTCCTTTTTCAAACTGATGGATTTGGCTGTAGGCGATAATGTGCACATCATCTTCAATCCATTAGGAATCAATGTGAAAACCAGGATCATCTCACTTGAGTACAATCCATTTTACAGATTCAACATCCGCGTTGAGGTGGGAAGATACAGACCAAGTATTTCTGATACCTTCTATCGCATCGAAAATTCAATTTCTAATGTTGGAAGCTCTGTGGATGATCTTCAAAACCAGGTCTATGACTTAGGTGTCTCCTACACCATTGTAAAAACGCTGTCGGTGGTTAATAACAAAATCAATGTGACCTATGAAGTGGAAAAAGGTGATACCCATCAGTATCATGCCGAGTACAGCTTCACCACAGATTCCAGTGGCAGGATCACCAGCATTGCCTTAGAAGATATTTTCTCAGAGCTTCTCCTTAAAGAGGTTACTTCGCTTCTGATTGATGCTGCAGCCTTTGAAGTAACCTATGCCGATGGCTCAACTGGAAGCTACACATACTCCACTGATTCCAGTGGAAGAATCACAGCCATTGAGAAAGTTTAAGGAGGAAACCCATGAGCTATGATCGTAACTTTAATAACACCTTGGCCATCTGGACAGCTTTTGGTGGCAGGGGCAGCATAGTACTTCCTATTCCTACCTTAAGCTGGACCAAGAAGTACTATAACAACTTTGGCTATACCCAATACGGAAGTGAAAGACAGATTAATGTCTATGATAACGGAAACGCTCAGATTGCAGTTTATTATGCCAAAACCCCATACATGTCCTACTGGAACAAGACCACCAAACAATGGACCGTTGTCAGTGTTCCTTGGTGGAGTCATGGGCAGCCTGAAATTCTTTATGCTGCTGATGGTGTCTTTATCGCAAAGATCGTGGGCCTCGCTAATATCATCGCATCCTTTGACGGGATTACCTGGCACAATGCTGGGTACTGCGCCGGAGCACAAAATGCCATGACCTGTGGTGCTTATGATATGGACAGAGGCTCTGGTGTGGTCAGCTGGTGGTACTATAAATCCCCGGTTTACTATAGCTTTGATTCCCTGGAAGAACGAACTGCCTGGACCCTGGTCGGATCTGATGGAACCTCAGTCCCCATCTTTAAATACCTGACCCGGCACAAAGGATACTTTGTAGGTGTTGTTGGTGGTGACAAATCCATCGCCAGAGCCAGCACATCAAGTCCAGGAAGCTGGGGAACCACCATTCCTGAAGATGTGAATGATACTCGGTACATGTTCATTCGCTCTATCAATGGTGTGCTCTTTGTGATGAAATTCAATTACACCAATGTGGGTGGCGATTACACCTACTATGTGAAGCTCTGTGTGATGAACGATGATGCTACACAGATTACTGAAACCAATCTTTCCTGGGTAGGAGATCTGGCAAATAACAATATTCCTAATCCAA